CGCGCTTGACTGGGGGTCAAGAGGCCGTGAGTTCAAGTCTCGCCACTCGGACCAGTTTAGAAAACCGTTGAAATCGTTGGAATCCCAATGTTTTCAACGGTTTTCGGCATTTTTTAAGCCAATCTGGAATGTTCGCCGAACGCATCAAAAGGCGTATAAACGCTTAAAAACGCTCAAAAAGTGCAGAGTAAATGCAGAGTAAACGCGGCATATTTTTTCTTGCAATTATAAAAAATCGTGCTATAATGCAATAAAGAGCTTCCAGCTCTATATCCTATTTCTTGTGGCTCTCGGTCTGACCGGGAGCTGCGTCATTGTAAAACGCAAAAAGCCGGGCAGAGGAAAATCCCCTGCCCGGCCATTTTTATATCACTCCGAAGAGCTTAAGTATCTGAACAAGAGCCCAAGCTCCGTAGAGTCCGAGCATGTTGAGCAGATTATACAGAATCGCTATTCCCATAAGATCATACCTCCTCAAGGCTCGCCACCGCTACCCAGCTCGATATATCGCCGAGCAGGGCTTCTTTGACGCCTTTGTTTGTCTGTATCCTGCTTACCTTGTGCTTTGTCGGTGCAAGCTGAGCGGACGGGACCGCTTTTCCGCGCGCTGAGGTACAGCCGCCGTAAACAGCGCCTTTCTTGATGGTCACTGTGCTACCGACTGCAACACCTTTCTTTGCCGTCGATACTACTGTTATATCTTTGGTATGCACCCAGCTGCTGATCTCCTTGAGCAGAGCTTTACCGTCCTGCACCTTGCTTACGGTGTATTTGCGCAGCTTCACCCAAGTAGGTACGCGCTGTCCCGTGGCATAGTTCGTCCCGGTTATCTTTACCTTATCTCCGACCTTTATGCCGCCGCCCGGTTTCGAGGTCGATTCTGACGGCTTCTGTGCCGCTGTAGTGCTGTTGTAACTTATCCAAGGACATTTGCCCCAATGTACCCAGGGACGGCTCTTAAGCGCGGTTCTGACGACGCCACCGCCGCATGAGACGGTACACTCGATAACATAGCCATTGCCCTCATACACACCCACATGACCATCCATGAAAACGAGGACGCCGGGGATCTCTGGCATCTTATTTATGTTGCCGTGTTCGGTACATTTTGAGAGCATGCCGTTTGCCGACACATCCTGCGCGGCGTTATATTTCGGCGCGGCTGTAGCGCTGTCGCTCCACAGGTAGCCTTTTATCAAACCGACACAGTCATGCACGCGCTTGCCGATATCTTTCTTGCACGCCGCATATCTGGCGCTTGTATAAAAAGACGGATACTGCTTGCGCTTCGAGTCAAGCAGCGTCTGTGTGCCGACCTGCCCAAAGGTGCCATACCAATACGGATTGCCGATGTTCGCTTTTGCGTATGCCACGAGCCCTGTATTAGTCTTTGCCATTTTCAGCACCCTCCTTTTTCTTAAGCTGCTTATTGATTTCCGCAACCGCCGCTTCGATAAGCATGTCCATCTCGATATCAGATATTGATATGCCTTTCTCATTGAGCATTTCAACGATGTTTTCCTTGACCTTCGCAAGCTTTTCTTCGCCGTGTAAATCTTTATACAGCTGCTCCGCTGCGTTGACACAAGTTTTCACGACCGACTCTTTAGTCTTGTCGGCGGAAAGCTTCGAAAGAATCTGCTTTATCGCGATTCCGATGAAGCCGAGCACCGCCGTTAAAACGGTGTAGATCAATGTCATACCGTACTCCGACCAAAATTCTGCAAACATAAATGTGACCTCCTTATTTTTCGCTCATACGGCTCTCCAAGCCGTCTATCCGATGGTGTGCTTGTTTCGCGGACGATTCAACAGAACTCAGTCTTTCAACGACTTCCCTTATGCTGTCATCCTGCTTTTCCTGCTTTCGTTTGATGTCATCGACGCCGCTTTTTATGTACCCCAGCTCCGTCAAAACAACACCGTCTTTCTTGCCTTCGTCGCGGTTGTCGCTCTTGCCGTTTCGCTTATAGGCTTGATACCCAAAGATAATGGCGCACACCGTCCCGCATGCACCTATTGCGGCTAAAAAAACTTCCCACACGCTCATCCCGTCACCTCCTCGAAGTAAATGCCCACAAGTTGCGACGGAAGATACTGTAAAATCGTACCTTGACCGTTGCTGTCGTCGCGTATGCACTTGTATGTTTTGCCGGCGTCGGCATAATATAGGTCTTTATAGTACCTCATGCCAGCCGCCGCTGTAATAGGATTGTTGATTGTGCCGTCCTCGCCGACCGTGATGCGTTCCCAGTGCGCCGCCACATCCTCCGGCAACCATGTCGGATTTGCCGTTATAGCGTTGTAGCAGCGATAGAGCCCGCTCGGTCTGCGGACTATACTGCCGACGGCATAATCGACATACCCGCTCCACAGCGGATAAAGCTCGGCATACTCCAAAGCTTCCGCGTCTGTCGTGACCTTTGTTAGTACACCGTCGATTTTGTTACGGTATGCTTTTGCTTCTGCGCGTGTCATGTGTCCGCACCTCCCGTGATTATTTCCAGCGCCTCTTCGGCGGATATTTCGCTGCCGATATCGGTCTCCGCGTAGGTATATCCCGCATCCGCAAGGTCTATCGCGGTGTCATATATCTCGTCTGTGCCGACCTTTTGAATCATCTTACCCGCGTCGCTGTAAGTGTAAACAAGTCCATCAGTGCGTGTCTCGGTTTTTATCATGTACTCGCCTCCAACGCCGAAATCGGCTTGATTTGGTCTGCAAAAGCAACCCAGTTTGTCGCCGCCTTGTAGCTGTCAACAAGGTCGTCAGGCACATAAATATACCCCGTGCCCGCTGCTATCTTGCTTCCACGCAACGCAATCGAAATGTCGGATATCACACAAACAGACGGAGTGCGGATAATGAGCGTTTCAAGGTGTTGACAGTCGGTAAACGCCGTTCGGTTTATATTTGTTATCGCCGCAAAATCAGCTGTCTGAATTATCGAAAGGCGAAAAGAGTCAATCGGTAAACTGGTAACAAGTGGTAGATTTGCAGATATCAGATGCTTTGTGGTGGAAAAACAGTTGTCTCCTATTGTTGTCACCAAAGGAAAATTTGCTTGTTGTATTGCAGAATTTGTAAAAACACCTCTGTCAAGCGCGGTGACTTTGGGAAGATTTATTGTCGACAGCCGAACGCACGATTCAAAAGCGTTGCGATTAACTTGGGTGACATTAGGCAAATCAATCGCTGTAAGAGCCTGACATCCTAAAAATGCGCACGCTCCGACCGTCGTTATACGGTCGTTTGAATATGCGCCCGATATCGTGCGCTGGATTATCGCATCTTCGTCTGAACCAGCTATAGCGTCAACCGCGTCTCCAAAGCCTTTGGCTGAATCCCATGTCATCTGATTAGTATCGCCTGTTTTGGCACGAATGCGACCAGCTGTATAGGTCATGGCTGCATCAAGTTGGGTGGAGTCAACTACCTTGTCGTATGACATTAGTAATTACCTCCTGTCCACTTTGGCAGGGCGGCAAGTGTGTCCGCGACTATCTCTGCCTTATCCGCCGCTGTCCAATAATCTACGCCTTTGATGGGTGTTTTGCCGTCTGCGCCCGTTGCCCCTGTATCGCCCTTGTCGCCTTTGAGTCCGACGTCTGAACCGTTATATTGAAGTTTGCCGTTCGAGTCGGAAAGCTTGTCGAGCGTGCCTTTATTGGCGTGGTTGTGGGATTTAGGGACGAGCTCGTTGAGAGCGTCTTCGACTGTCGATATGTTCGGCAACGCGTCGTTTGAGTAGTCAACATCTCCCGACTGGATTGAGGTCATTAAAAATTGCCATTTGCTTTCGTTTTCGCTGACTTTCTGCGCGAAAGCAACTATGACCTGACCCATTAAGAATGTGCCAAAATAATAGGCGTTGCCTTTAACGCCTTCGAGCATTGACAGTTCAAAAAAGACACCGTCAGCAGAAGCTATCACAACAACTCTTTTTTCGTCGGCAACTGCTGCGTCAATTTGCTCAACTGTTGTGCTGCAAGACGTGACCGTATACTTACCATTGTCGTCGCATGTGACCGTCATTTTGATTATGAAGTCGCCCGCTCCACCGCCACCGCCTAAAGCCTCGCCGTCATAGGTCGGCTTGCCGTCTTTTGACTCGGCAAACTTATCCAAGACAGCCTTGTTTTCGTGCGAATGCCGTGCGGCAGTGTTAAGCGCGATTTCGGCGGCAAGGCTGTGACTCAACCGCTCTGTGCCGTCCGGGATTGACACCTTTGCAGAGCCTGTTATCATAGGCGCATAGCCGACTATCTCGCCGTCCGCAAAAGCGACAAGCTGCGCTGCCATGTTGCCCGGCTCGGGCACAACATCGCTCGTTATTTTGACGGTAACATAGCCGTCCTCAGGAGTCAGTAGCTCGGTTTGCAGATACTCGCCGACCGTCGACTCAAAGTAGACACGATAGCTGTCTGCGCCCTCAAGCTCTGCCGGGACAGGCAGCGCGAGCAGCGTAAAGTTGTTTTCGGCGCGATAGCCGACATCATACCCGCGTGGGCGGGCATAGTCAACCGTTATCGTTCTTGTCTGCATCTTTTCCCGCCTCCCCGTTCTCGCCCTCTGTGGGCGTTTTTTCGAGCTCTGAGAGCATATCGGACAACAGTTCGATTTTGCCGCAGATCTTCGCAAGCTCGAGCTTGTTGACTTCGAGCTGCTGCATTATTTGAGAGTTGTGCTTCTGCAAGGCGTCGCCCTGCGCTTTGACTTCTGCGATTTTCTGTTCGATTTCGGTTTTTGTCATTTTTTCACCGCCTATTCGTCTGCAAATTTCAATCGTCTGCCATTAAAATACAAAAAGTCGCCATTTGCCGTAAGTGTCCTGATGTATGTCGTGTTGTCCTGATTGCTTGTCTGAAATGTTAGACGCATAATATTATCAGCCTCTGTCCACGCATAAAGCCCAGCCCAAAGCTTGCCGGAGGTCTCGCCCCTTATTTCAAAACCCGCTCCCGGTGTCTTTTCGGCGTTCATTTTTGCAATACCAACGCCAAGTTTAAAATTTGTTCCGCCGACCGTCCGGTGATGTATCAGGCTCTCAAACTGGTCTTCCTTTGCTTCGTTTGTTTCAACACACCGCCTGATTCGCGTTTTGTCTTTCTCGACGAGCATATAGTCGGTGTCCCAGCTGTAGCCAAGACTGTTGACGACAGGCTTGACTGCGGAGACGTTATCTTTCGATTTTCCAAATCTAAAGCCTTTTGACGACTGTTCGCCGAGCGTAAACTCAGGTGCGGCTATAGTCGCATACCAGTCGCCGCCGAGTGCGGTTTTATACAGCATTGAGCTGCCAAAGGTCAGATATTTTTTTCCTGTTCCGGTTCCTGTGCCCGCGCCTTGATAGAGGTCAAGCACGCCGCCTGACAAATCCGCCTTATAGCCGTCATCGTTTAAGACAGACAGCTGACCGCCGTCAAGGTTTATATCGCCGCCGGTGATGTTGATGTCAGAGGCTTCGATGTGTCCGGTTTCGAGGTTAAAAGAAAATCCGTTTGTGCCGCCTGTGATGATACCCGTCGTTATAGCCGTTGCGTTTATGCCCGCTCCGGTCATGGCGTTGGTGTAGGTCTTGCCGCCGTTTGTGGTGCAGCCTATACCGCCGTAGGTGCATTTAACGCCTTGCAAGCCGTCTGTCGCGAAACATTCCCATCCGTCCGGGTTTCCGTCCTTGTCGAGGTCGAGAATGCGGTAATATCCGCCGTTTGCCCCGTTTATAGCGTCTGTAGCGGCTTTTATTGCCGCTTCCATCGAGTTTTTAACCTTGCTGAGTTCAAGCTTTACGGACGCGCTGACGGAGTCGAAAGACATCTCCGTTGTGTCGAGATTGGGAGATGTGATTGTAGACTGCAAGCCGCCGGAGAGGTCTAACTCCTGCTGTGCTACATAGACGGTATATGACTTGTTGTTTTTGTCTTTGACGGTGATAATATCTCCGACCTCTACACACGGATCTCCGCGCCATGTACAAGTTGACGGATACCATGTGCGCCCGTTATACCGTGCATATATCGCGTCTATCTCGGCATGGGTAACAAGAGGATTTGCAAAAGACAGTGGAACTCCTGCGCCTTTCGTATAGACATCTTCGTCCTCGCCCGCTGTGACCGCTTCTATTTTGACCGCGCTCTCTGCGGACTTTTTAAAGCCGTTTTCCCACTGGACATCTGCCGTCACGGTGTAGTCATAGGTACTGCCCGGACTAAAAAACCACGAGATATAAAGCTTTCCGACCGTGTTTACTCGCGCAGACATTCCCGCGCATCCGACGCAGTAGCCGAGCACATCTCGCTCGCTCTGCTCTGTCAGTTCTGCGGCTGTTGCAACGCCGATAACATGATTTTTCAAGGCAGTCTGTGCCGTCGTATCGACATATGTCACGCTCAAGCCGTGCATACTCGCGATGTTCTCGACGACATCTTTCAGTGTCGTGGTGTCCGTCACGGAGATAGACGGCGTCCACTTTCCGCCCATTTTGTCTATCTCATCATAGCCGGTGACGGTCAAGGTCTTTCCGTCGTCGTCCGTCTCCGGCTTCTCCGTCGCAAAATATCCGCAGGGCGTATAATAATATGTTCCGTCCGCCAGAAGCACACCACTTTCGATAAATGCTATCTTGTCGCGGTAGTTATAGGTGGGTGACGGATTATTAAAAGTTGCGGAATAGGAGCTTGAACCCACACTTCCGACCGTTGCGTCCTCGTCCCCGTTGAGAACCTGTGTCACGCTCAAGCTCAGTAAGCCGTCCGTTACGACGACCTTATCCGAGACAAAAGAGCGAATCCCGAGAGTCGTCACATAATGTCCGAATGTTATCCGGTTGATTATGTGACGAGTCCACTTGGCATAAGCAGTTCTTACCGCTGCGCGTTTTGTCGCGTTGATTATCTTATACACCGCCCGTGCCCCCTTACATCTCGGTCAAATTGAAGCTGACCTCTTTATAAGTCCAAAGAGTCTCGCTGTATATCCGCTCTATATCTGCTTCGAGCGTCGAGCAGTAGAATGTCTTTGTGCCGAATGTGCCCGTTTTCGGGTTCGGCAACCAACAGTCGAAACTGTCGGCAAGGATAATGTCCGCGATTTCTGCATACTGCGTGTTATTCAATCCGCTCGGCATCGTGGCGGTGTATTTGTTTTTTCCCGTCACGATATCGCGGAACATTGTTCCCTTGTTGTTGTCACGCCCGCTTTTGCTGCTGTCGATGATATTTATTCCGGGTTTCAAGCCCATCGGCGTGGGAAGTGTTTTCCATGTCGATGTACCCGTTTTTTTGATTTTCATTACGGCTATACTCATACGCTCACCCCCGCAAGCGGCGTTTTGCCAGTTCTTCTGACAACGCCGTTATGGTATTCAATTACCGATTGCCCGACGACCTTTCCGTCGAGCGTGGTATAAATTGAAATTGATATCGGGCGTGAGTTATCTCCGCCGAGTTCGTTCATGACCTCGCGAACCGCCTGTTTCATCGTCGACAAAGGCGAAACAACTTCGGGCTCGCGCTTGTTATCGCCGAGTATTGCCGTATATTCGCCGTAGTTTCTCGGGACAACTGTACCTGTTGCAAGGCGCGGTATACTGACCGTAGGAAGATTAAAGCCGAACCTCTTTCCGCCTATTCCGGGCACCCATTCGGGGATATTCCACGAGATTCTATTTGCTTTATTGACAACGGTATTTATGCAACGCTCAACGAGCGAAATTATGCCGTTGAGCCTGTCGCGCCCTGAGTTTTTGATTGAATCCCACATTCTCGACGCACCAGAGGTTATTTTATTCCAAAGGTCGGCTGCACCGTGCGCGATTTGACTGCCGAAAGATTTGATAGCATTCCAAGCCGCCGAGAACGCGCCCGAATTTATTCCGGTTGCAATACCGACGGAGAAAAGCGCCGCACCTGCCGCTATAAGCGGAATATTTGTCGTCGCAATACCCGCTATAAGGAGAGCTGTTCCCAGTGCGATTGAGCCCCATGTCACTATCTGCGCGAGCCACGGAGGCATAGCTTCAAAGGCTCCGCTCTTGTCTCCAACTGTCATTCCAGTGACAAGAAGCATAATTCCCGCAAGTGTAAGATAAATGTTCCCCATGACTATACCGACAACCAAGAGAGCTGTGCCGAGTGCCATTCCGCCCCATGTGATTATCTGCTTTAACCAGCCGGGCATAGCCTCAAAAGCCCCGCTTGCCTCGCCGTATTTGACGCCCGTCATATATAGAGCGATACCCGCGAGAATAAGCTTCGGGCTAAATTTGACAAGTCCGACTATAAGCAACGCCGCACCGAGTATCATCAGCCCCCATGTGATTATCTGATTAACCCATGTTGGCATACTCGAAAATGCACCCGTGTTCTGTCCGACTTTTATTCCCGCCGCAATGAGTGCTATACCGAGAATAATCGCGGGGATATTAACCGTCGCTATGCCTACCATAAGTAGTGCAACGCCGAGCAACATCGACCCATAAGCCGCTATTTTCGCCATGTTGCCGTCGAGGTCGTCGAGATTGGTGTTGAATGCGGGCACAGACGACGCATCTGTGGCGCCTGAACTGCTTGAGCTGTTATCACTGAGCTGATTCAGCTCGTCGAAACTCGCAAGGCTTCGAGAAGCTTTTTCCGCCGCTTTGCCGACCTTGCTTGTCGCCGTTGCTTGCTTATTAAGCGCCTTTGCGTTTTTCTGCATCTGTGATACAGATTTGCCGAAAAGCGCGGCGGTAAACGACGCGAGAAAAGCCGACGCTTGTTCGAGCGCGTGCAGTAACGCTTTAATCGCAGGCAATGCAAACTCGTATATCGGCTGAAACGCCGTCAAAAGATTACCTTTTATGTTGGCAAGAGAGGTCTGTATCTGCTTGTCCGATGAGGTCATAGAGGTGAGCAGCTCTTTAAGCTTTCTGAGTGCTCTCGTTATGACCGTAAAAATGAAAACTCGCTTTGCAAGACCGCCTATACGTTTGACAAATTTATCAAGACCGGCAGTAGCTCCAGTCAAGCCCTTTTTAAATCCCGCAGGTGCTTTGGCGTCCAGAGCTTCCCGGAGCTTTGTTTTCGCAATATCGGCTTTACTTTTGAGTCCGCCGAGCTTTTTCTCTGCATCTGCGATAGCCGCTTCGGACGAAGCAAGCTGCGCGGAACGGTCGGTCTGGTGCTTCGCTTCGGCTTTACTTTCAATCTTTTCGATTTTTTCAAGGACTTTGTCATATTCCGCCTGCAAGCTGTGGACTTTGTCAACCCACTCGCCGGATTTGCCGTCAGCTCCGGCAACGCCATGTTCCCACTGCTTGTCATATTCGGCGACTTGCTGTTTTGCTTCGGCGATTTTCGCTTTGAGCGTTTCCGCCTGTTCTATCAGCGGTTTTGCGGCTTCCGGCTCGATATATCCGTCGTCAGATTTGAGATTTTCATATTCCGTGCGCAGTCTTTCGACTTCGGCTATCTGCTTTTCGACTTTGGCATTTGCTTCATCGACATTGTTCTGCAACCGTTTCATCTTCGCCGACGATTGGTCAACTTCCTTGCCGCTGAACGCCTGTTTGACGCGCTGATACATACGTGACACCGATTTATTCACCATGTCCGTCGCTTTATTCACGCCGTCCGTGTCAAATTTTGTGTCAAATTTGAGAGAGCCGTCAACCATTCAATCACCCCCCCGCTATCCTAAAAGTTTATTGAGCGCGTCACGTTCTGCCTGTTCCTGTGCCGAGTATTTGCGCTCAATGTCTATCATCTTTTTGTGCTCTTTGTAAAATTCCTGCTCCCACTTGTCGAGTTTCTTGTGTCTGTTCTTCTTTTCGCGGATAGAACGGACTGTCGAGAAAAAGCACTCGCCAATCTCTGCGAAATAGCCGAGAAATGTCCACCAATGCATATAGGGCACGGCGCGGACTTCCTGCCCGGCGGTCTTGTTTACTGCGGAAAAAATCATCTTTTCGTCCTGAGACCAGGACATGACCTTTTTCTGTCGCTGTTGACCTACTTCTTTATAGTCCTCACCGCCATCAAGAAACCACGACGCTTTTTCAATCGCCTCGTTGCAGGCTTCTCTCGGTATCGAGTCTGGCTCTTTATATAAACAGTCCAGCATAACTGCCATTTTGTCATACTCATTGAGTTCCGGGTCGTCAAACGCCTCGAAAATGACAAGCGCAACGCGATAATCGGAGCAGATAGAATATTCTTTGCCTGCCACTTCGAGCGTGGTCGGAAGATAGCCTATCATAAGCTATTTTTAAACCTCGCGGCTTCGGCTTCGTACTTTTTGATACGGGCTTCGGCTTTCTTCTGCTCGGATTTTATGTCAGTTTCTATAATCGGAAGAACTGCATTGAAAACGCGCTCGAAAAGCGGAACGCCGCCGCGAGTTGAAAGCGGTGAAGCTGTGCCGAACAGAACGCCGGACACTTCGGAGTTGAAGATATAGTCGAACTGACCGCAGATGAACTTGCCGAGGTCGCGGAGACTATCAGCTGCCGTCTCATCGTCAAGGTCTGCCGAACCGTCGCTCTTTATCTTGACGTTCTCATATTTTTTCATTTCTTCGTTTATATTGTTTTTAGCGTTTCGCAGACGCTCTATAAGTCCGTAGTCGGCGGTATCTATACGGACAATTCTCTGCGGGTCGCCGTTAATTTCGTAGCTTTTAAAGCCGTCGTCAAAGTTTATACTCTGTCGCTGCTGTGCCATGTTTTACCTCCTAAAAAGGGAGAGAGGCTGCCGAAGCAGCCCCCCTTTTTTGATTACTTGGACGAATCTGCGGTAAACGTTTTTGTTGCCGCATCAAAAGTTCCCTTTGTGCGTCCGCCGTTGTAGTGGATTTCAAAGGGAATCTGAACGCCGTCTTCGCCGCCTATCGACTGCGGAATGATAATAGCGTTCTCGCGATACGCCCACTCACACGAGCCGTCGGTCTTGAACAGCGCGTCAACGACAGTTGTTTCAAGAGCCGAGCCAGTCGCGCGGTCGTTGATTATGGACGCAAGGTGCTCATAGAGCGGGTCGCCGCTATAAGCATAATAAGGGTCAACAGAGCCCTGCGGCTCGTAGCCCTTGACATTGGTCGAGTTCTCGCCGAGTATGTTCTTTTTGGTCTCCGAGTCCGGATTCATCTCAATCGCATACTCTTCAAGGTCTTTGCCCAAACGGACATAGTTTGCAGCTGTGCCATTAAACGACGAATCGATGTAGTGTGCAAGATATTTGCGCTCTATCTTTGCGTTTGCCGTATTGGCAGTAGTTCCAGGCATTAAAACTCCTCACTTTCTATGGTATATTCGGCGTAGATTTGAAGCTGATATGTGACGCCGTCGTTCACGTTTCCTGTCGGGACTGCAAAAAGCATCGCATTTGCGCAGCTCATTTTTGTTATCTCGCCCGGCAGCTCTTTGCCGTCGACAACAGATGTCACCGCGATATGTTTCTGCTTCTCGAGCCAATAGTTCAGCTCCAATAAAAAAGCACTGTGCGCCAGTCGGTCAAACTCATTAAACGGTCTGCCGTTGGCGTACAGTACAAAGCTGTGTTTGCGTTTCTCATTGCCTAAAATATCTTTTCCGACAAGCGCATCGCCCGAAGAATAGAGTCCGAAGTCCCCACTCTTGTTTTCGGAAAAATCGACATGCAAACCGTTACAAAAGTCGTCTATTTTAGGACACTGAGAGAGTGTTTTTTTTACGGTTTCGATTATGTTCATCTATTTGCCGCCTCCTGCGCGTCGGCAAGAATTTTGTCCGCACGGTCGGCTTTCATACGCTCAAACCAGTGCGAACCTGCGAGCGGATTTTTTGTGGTATCATACGTCAGCGGTCTCCCCGTCGGGGCTTTACTCGGCGGTGACCACCAACCTACAATCTCGCCTTTTTCTTTGACTGGGATATTGGGACCATATATCTCGCCCATGTACTGATAATGTGCATACGGACCCAACTGTCGGATTTCGCCAGTACCTATGACAGTAGGGATAGTCAATGCCTTTGTCGCCAAAAAGCCGGACTGATACGGGATATACGGTGTCATAAACTTAATGACATCAGAGTCGATAACGCACTGAATTCTATACGCCCTTTGGTTCATCTCTTTTGCAAATTGCGGATTCCAGTGAATCTTGACATTTATCGTCCCGGTATATTCCATATTGTCGGGTTGCTTTATTTTGTCGGACACGCTATCACCTCACATCAAGCTCGGTGTGGCGCATTTCCGCCGAGCCGAAATCGCACATCCGGCAAGCCATGACCGTGTGAACATCATACCCAGCAAAAAGCTTTTTTACGCTCGCGCTCTGAGCTTCCTCGGTCGAGTTATCAATCGTCAGAGGTACAGAGTCTTTGATTATAAGGTCTTTCTGCGGAGTAAGCCGCAAGAGCAACGGCAGAAAAACCGTCACCGTGTCGCTCTCGGTCTTGCCGTTTTTGCCCGTCGAGGCGGTCGACTTCATATCCCAAAAAACACGCGGCAGGAATATTCGCTCGTATTTGCCCCCTATAAGGCGGTACACGGTTGCTTTTGTGTTGGTATACATCTTTACCCCCTGTAAAGTAAACCCGTGTCACCGAGCCACAGACGCAGAATATGACGACATTCCGCGCTTCTCTCGGTACGCTCGTCCGCTGCCGACGCGTAAGACACGGAATAATCACCGACTTTTTCGGATGTTACGCCGCTGCGCTCGGAGGTTTTCGCCTCTGCCTGCATATTCTCGGCAAGCTCGCAACAGCAATTCTTGACATCGTCGGTCACTGTTTCGACACGCCCAAATGTGTACTGTTCAATAACCTTGGTAGCTTTGACCGCATAAAAGTCAAAATCGCTCTTGTTTAAAGCCGCTTCGCGCCCCTTGAGATAGTCGTTTAAATAAAAGCCATATTCTGCGTACTGCAATTCGCTCACTCCTTGCCGTGCTTCTCCGCTTTATGCTTTTCAAGCGCAGTCTCGCTCTTGTATTCCTTGCCGCAGATATCGCAGCGGAACTTCTTTTCTTCCTTGGGGAAAATAAGACCTATTACCGTCATATCGCGTCACCTCACGCCTTGTGGTGCAGATAGATACCCGCAACCTTGTTTTCGTAGGCGTCGGCGATGCCGACATTGCGATAGCCATATTTCCACGCATCGGCGGTCTGATTCTGGTCGGGCGAAATGAACTTCGGCGCAACATGCTTCTGGAACTGGATAACTGCGGGCTTGTGGATAACCATAAAGTTGATATCCTTTGCGTCAGTTGCCTTTGTATAACCGCCTGCGGTCTCGTCAACGGTAGAAGCACCGTCGCCCTGACCGGTGGTGATGATTTTACCAGACTTCTGTGCGATTGCAGTGTAAAATCTCGACTGCGGGACATCGACAACCTTTGCGAAACGGGTAAGTACCTCGCGGCTCTTGGTGGTGTCCATATCCTGCACGAGTCCATGCAGGGTGGGAGCAATGTAAAGATATCTCTGCTCGGTGGGGACTTCGTCCTCGTCCATTTTGGTGATCGCGGCTCTGAGTGCGGCGATCACTGCCGCGCCATCGGAAAGAGTCGCACCGGTGGCAACCTTGGATATGCCGGTAGTGCCTGCGTATTTCGCGAAACGGAAAGCGTCAAGCTCGGGGACGACCTTTGTCCTGATAAACTCGCCTGCGAGTCTGCCAAAAGCGATATTGGCGGTCTCCTGGTTGTCCATATTGTCAACCGTAAACATCCTACCTCTGTCAAAGTTGCACTGCACGGTCTCGTTGGTCAGCGTGACATCGCCGTCAACATAACCGCTGTTACGGCTATAATCGCCGAGTCCGCTCATGTCGAGCTTGGGAATTATAAGCTCATTTGCGTTTGCTCCGGCTCTGACGAGCTCTGCCGCGCCGTCAAGGTCGGAAGTGAGCGACGCGAGTTTATAAACTTCGTCGAGCATCGCCACAAACTGTTTTGCAAGTGCTATACTATTTGCCATTAAATTTGACCTCCTTAGTCAATCTTAAGTCCCATAGCGGCTCTTATTGCCGCCTCTTCGGGGGTGTATTTGTTTCCAATGGGCATAGTGCCCGTGCCTGCCGCAAAAGGCGGCGCGGCGTTTACCTTTATCGCCGGAAATTCCTCTTCGGCGGCTTTGATTGCGTCATCGAGTCCGTCAATGGTAAGGTCGTCTTTTACCTTGAGCTTCGAGCGGTCAACGACTTTTGAGAGCAGCTTCTTGTCATAGCCCTCTTTTGAGCTGATTGCCGCCTCTATAAGACGGTCATTTGCCTGTTTAAGGGCATTTGCAAGGGCGGTCTGCTGTGCCTGCTCGCGCGAAGATATGCGCTTATCGATATCGCCCAGTTCCTCGCCGTCAGCTACGCCGAGCGCCTTTCGGAGTGCTGCCTCATAGGTTTTGTTCTGCGTTCTGTACCCTGCTGCCTCGTTCCTCAGATCGTGCACATAATCCTCAGAAAAGGTTTTACCTGTAGGCGCGGGCGGTGTGCTCGGTGCCGGGTCGGTCTGACCTGCGCCGGGTTCGCCCTCCGGGAACAGCTTGAGTTTTCTTGAAAAAATAAACATCTGGTTCATCCTTCCTGCGGAATCTGTCCGCATTGAAATTGTATAAAAACGCCGCCACCGGGACAGCGTTAATATCGGGATATAAAAAACAGCGCCTTGCATTTGACCGCAAAACGCTGTAATTATTGAATTGTGATGTAATGATAGAAATTTTTTTACCTTGCGGCTGCTCTTGCCGTTTTTGTCGCTTCTCTGCCCTGCTTATAATCAAATCCGGCAGTCCGCAACCGTTCGGTCTGTGTTCTCAGCCCTGCGGATTTTGAAAAGCGGGCATATTCCTGATTTAATCGGGTATAACGCACCTGCGCGAGTTTGAGCTTTTCTTCGTCGCCCGCCGCTTCACGGACGGTTATTTCGCGTTTGCACTTGCGGATTGACCGCTCAAGTCGGCGCTGCATCTGCGTTGCTTCATATGTTGTGTAATGCTTACCGTCATAGGTTATGCCCTCCGCGTTTTTGCGCTTAAAATCTTCAAGCTGTTCGGCGGTGCATACGGGCTTTGATACACCCAAGATAATCGGAAAAGCGGCATGTCCGCAGTTAAGAGTACCGATACGGCGCACGAGGCTGTTGTTGAGCTCTGTGTATTCCGCGTCGCTGTACTGCTTGCCCTGTATCGGCTCATGGTCGGGGGCACTCGCGGCGTGTGCAGATATCTCCCAGCCGTCCGCGCCCATTTTGTCATGATCTTCGGCACTTATTTTCTCTTGCATAAGCCCGAGACCACCCATGATATTACGACGCACAGCAGCTTCAAGCGATGTTCTTACGCCGCTCTGATAGTCAACGGCGACAAGCCCTTTATCATACAGATTTTTGCAAGCCTGCCGCACTGCCGTGTTATAATCCGTCGCGCCTGTAAACACTTGCTTAAAAGCGTAATCGCAACACGCATTGTATGCCTTGTATAGCGGTAATTCGTTGCCGTATGGGTCAATCATGCCTATTGTCTGCGTGATGTTTGTAAAATCCTCTTTGGCAAGCTCGACAGCGGCGGAAACTATCTGTTGCAGACTGTCGTTTTTTTCAAACGGTATCGATTCAGTCGGCAAATGCGACATATCAAATTGATATCCGTCTTTCGCCGACTGCTTAAAAAGCTTCTCTGTCTCGTCTTTCGACAGCTTCAGCAGCTCCGCCACGCGCTTTTTTATTTCTTTTCGGCTCGCGCCGAGCTGTTGCGCTTTCCATATCTGATATCCAGCCGTTGATGTTATTTCACCCGCCTGCGCTATCCGTCGCGCTATATCGGCAAGCAGATAGTCGGTCACCGGGTCAACAACCCGCCCGGCAAGCACATTCAGCGCATCAATCTTTTCAGGCGACAGCATTATTCATCACCGCTCTGCGTCAAGCTTTCTATTTCCGGCATATACTTCGCACGGATATTTTCGATATCTGCCGGAGTCTTGCACGACTCCTCAAAATACCACGCTACAGCTATCTCGGGCTTAATCAAGCCCATCTGCACCATACCGACATACTCATTCCAGGTCTTGTCGCGGTTATAAAGTACACCATCGCCGTAATCAAACACCGCCTCGTCAGGGTCAATCGTGCTGTGACCGTTCATGCGGTAAATCTCGCCAAGTGCAGAACAAATTACAAGCAAGTCTCTGACCGCCTGCGTCCACGCGCTCTGCAAGTCGATAATTGTAAGGTTATAGTCGCCGTCAGAGGATGTGATCTCCGTCGCCGTGCGCTCTGCGGACTCGACATCCGACAGAATGCCGCGCTTAAAACCAATAAGGCTCTCGATGTTGCGCAAATACTCCGTTTTTCTTGCAAGATAGCTCTGCTCGCGGAACGCGGGTGAGAATATCGTCAACCCGAAGTCCTGCGGGTCGCCGTCAAACCGTGTGAATACATCATCCACAACGCGCTTATTGCCGTTGCCGTCGCGCTTTATAAGGTCGTCAGATACCATTATTCGCGCTCTGCCGAGTTCAAACTCGCTGCACAGCTGTTGCTCATTGCGGTTTATCCTCGCGATAAGGTCAGCGGCAGGAGCGTATATTGACACGCCGTCAAAAGACCCGTCAACCGTGTTATAGAGCGGCGATTTAAGGCTCGCAAGCCCCAGCCCAGCAACGGGCAACTGCATTATAGGTTGTAAATTTGCGTATTTAGCAAGCGACGCAAGCGGTACCTCTGTTCCTAAAGTTCCGGCATCGCCGGAGCGGAAAAGTTTCGTCTCGATAGTCAACACATTGCCCGCCGTCCTGCGCTCAAGTAATGTGTAATAGTCGCCGCCCTCCACCGTCAACTCTGCCGTACCCACGCTCGCAAGCTCCCCGCGCTCGTTGCGCGAGAGGGGAACAAAACAGTCACGCCGTATCGGTACAAATATAAAGCCGTCAGCGGTCGGCACGGGCTTTATAAGGCACTCACCGGAGATTAACATTTGCTGAAACGCCGCTCGCCTCGTTTTTTCAATGTCCTCAAGCACCGACTGCGCAAATGTATTTCCCGAGCTCGCGGAATACTCCGAGAACGCCGTTTTTACAAGTTTGTTGACTATAAGCACCGGAAGCCTCTGGCAATCGTCAAGCTCCTTGTCTTTGTGGTCAAAGTACATTGTAAGCCACAGCTTTATAGCCTCTTGCATCTCCGCCGTTGTTATGTCCTTGACTCCAAAAGCATCGGAAAAGTTATATATTTTGTTGCAGTTAAGCAGTGCAGATATTACACTCATTTCTTATCCCCCGTGTTGATGATTATTTTGCGCATCTGCCGCGTACCGCGCTCAAATCCCTCGATATACGCCCTCAGACGGGCGTTTTCACTTTCAAGGTCAAATATCCTTGCCTTGAGTCTGCGCGTCTCCTCTGCGGCACTCTCGCGGGCATAAGAGGGCAGATACTTATCGCATATCCACCGTTTAATCCTTGTCATCTTTATCACCCCTATACCCCATCCAGCGGAGTTCCCTTCTCAATATCGTGTAACAAAAGTAACGCATATCGTCCATCGCGTGGTCATATTCCTTTACAACCTTGTCAACAGTCGATTTATCATCCCAGCGATACATGCCGAACTCTTTCAAGATACCCTGACAGCTCGAATTTATCTTTATAACGCCGCCTTTGACCATCTCAGAAGTGACTCGGATCCCGTCAATTACATCGTTTTTTGCCTTGCGCACCGAGAACTTACCGTGCTTTCTTATGCAGGTGATAAAGCTCGCGGCGGACGGGTCAACAATTATTCGCTCAATGTCATAGCCTTCCGCCAGGTCTTCGACCGCTTTATAATATTCCTCGTCGGTCATTTGTCTCTGTCGCTTGCGACCGTCATAATAAAACTCTTTAATGCGCGTCGCCGTCTTGCCGTTTAAGCACCACAGACCCGCCGAAAACGGATTCAATGTGCCATAGTCGATAGATATAAAATAACGCCCCTGTTCCGGGACGGTATCATCAATTAAACTGTTGACATCGACATCGTAAACAAGCCCATCCGCCGCTACCCACAGACCTAAAATAAACCGCTGATAAAACACTCCCGACGGGTAAAGCCTGAAATATCGCTCTCTTATCTCGTCGGTAAGTGACGGATTGTCGGTTAATAAAAAGTGTATGTGGTAGACATGTTTCTCTTCGGGCTTCGTTACCCATTCTTCATAAAACCAATGTGCCGGGCTGTCGGGGTTGCAGTTGAACCAGTACTTTGACCCGGTCACCGAACATCTCGCGAGCGACTGCTCCACAAACGAGCGAGGCATAAGCGCGACCTCGTCTAAGAGCACGCCCGCAAGGGTCAAGCCCTGAATCAATCCCGCCGAGCTCTCGTCTCTACCGCCGAACACATAGAAATAGTTTGTCTTGTCGTTTCCGGTCACCACAAGAAGCTTGCTTGACCTCTTATAATTAAGCTCAAAATACGCCGTTAAATCGGTCATTCCGAGCAGCGGCGTTATTATGTTACGCTCTGCCGATTGGACGGTCTTGCCGCATATAGCGAACGTCTGACCGTCAAAATACCGCATAGCCCAATGAATGAACGACAGAATCATGCAGACGGTCTTGCCTGAACGGACTGCACCGTCGCATATAATAGCGTCATATTTGTCTTTGTCCTTGCCGTGACACCATCGCAGAATCTCTTTTTGCTTCGGCGACAGTGTTGTTATTTTCATTCGTCGTCACCGTCCAGTGCCTTGTAAAGCTCTGATATGTCGCTCTGCTGCTGACCGCCATTCTCGGCGGCAAGCTCCATCAACGCTTTAAATGCCATTGTATCGCCGTTCATCGCCCGGTTGAGCTGCGCGTATATCATCGCTTCTTTGGCTGATATATTAGCCCCGTCCGTTATCTCGCTCAGATAGTTGACCTCTGCCGGGTCACTGTTTTTGAGGTACATCGACATGGCGCGTCTCACTATTTCGCGGGTATCTCTCAGGTCACGGCGCACCTCGCCTGAACGCTTTCCGCCTTTCCTCTGGTCTTCCACTGTTAAAGTGTGTCTTTTGCCCGCAAAATCTGTTTGTTTAGCCATGCCACCACCTCTCTTTTATTTCCTTTGCTTATTCATATGGAATGATAATGAATTACGCTTTTTTGAACTCGTATTTAAAGCCATATTTTTTTGCGTTTCTTCTCAACCAACGGTCAACGCCCTCGTTGTAGTCTTTCGCGGTCGTCTTTGCGCTCATACGGCTTGAGGTCTTTTACTTTCTTTGTGATTATCTCCATGTTATCACCTGAATTTTTAAAGCGTTGTCGGCGGCTATCCGACAACCGAATAACCACCGACAACCAACGGGAAGGAACTAAGCCGGCTTTGGGCTTTCGACGCAGGAGCCGGAATCGAACCGACCAGTAAACTCTTAGGCTTACGGCGCCTCTGTCCTGCTGTGTTGCGGGCTGCTGACCGCCCGCCGAGCCTCCGATTTCTCTTCCATCGGCAAGTCAGCCTTTCGGCATTCAAAGCTTTTGGCTGCGAGGCACGGAGTTGAACCGCGCAGCAAGGGCATTGACCCCCTGCCATTACCGAATCCCGCCATATGTGGCAGACTACTAATACCGCCGTCTGCCGGGGCGGTAAGAAAAGAGCCGGTTTTCCGCACCGGCGAGCGGTGGAGATGTGGTAAACAACATGAACGGAGAAAAGAAGTAAAAGCGGTTGCCCGTCCACTTTTACATCTATATGATATCATATCTCCCAACTGTATTTCACTGTATTTCACTGTATTTTACAGTATTTTACTGTACACTTTTAGCGTTGAGGAGTTCTTCGAGTGCCGCGCAAGCTTTCTTGTTCGTTTTCCAACACCACTCTCGGGAATATCCCATCTCTTCTGCAATGTCCTCAAAGCTCATCCTGCTGAGGTGCCTCAAAAGCAGAAACTCTTCCCACTGCGGCGGGAGTTGACTCACAAGAGCCTGGAACTCGTTTTCGGCGGCGAATTTTTTCTGATATATCTCTATGATTTCATTGCCTAAGTCGACATATTGAGATATCAAGCTGCTCATTTTGTCCTCTGCTGTCTTCTGCACCGACTCGGACGGCGGGGCGGTAATTGATACCAACATATCAAACAGCTCCGATTTCTGACGCTGTTTGAATGACAACTCATTGTCAAGGTGCTTTATTCGGTTGACGTATTCGGGAACGGTCACAATATCACCTCTATCTCTGTTCTTGGGTTTTCTTTGTCATAGCTCCCGCAGAGCTGAAGCTCGATGTTTTTAAAGCTGTCATCTTCAATTATCCCGGCTTCGCGCAAGCCGTCAAGGATAAATTTTCCGTTGTAATTGTCCGGGTCGTGCCGTTGTTTTGTGCGAAAAAAATATGTAATTCTGACAACACACTTTTTAATCGGCTCGGACGGTTTCGGTCGGCAGTACGCCGCGCACAAAACTTCCCACTGCTTTTTGTCCGCTCTGTACGCCCATACATTCTCGCGCCCCGCGAACTTGTTTAACGACGGCGGGACATCTGAAATAGTGTAAATGTATCTTTTGCGCTCACATTGCGGGCAAATCTGCCGCCCCTCGGGGACTATTTCTCCGCAGCAAACACATCTGTCTGCATCAGCCATTGTCTTTTACCTCTTGTCTAAGCGGATTCATAAATGCATCAAATGCTTTTAGGCATTCGGGGCAAAAGTCTAAGGTTGCTATGTCCTTTATTCTTTTACCGACAGGGCTATTTTTGCAAAGCACAATAGCATTAGCTCCGCCGTACACCAAGCTGTCGTCATGTTTGTCTTCGATAAACTCACTCTTAATATGCTCATTCTCGGTACTGGACGCGAGATACCACATGTAAAACTTTCCGCACCTATCACATCTTTTAGCAAGTGCCATTGTTGTTACCTCCTAATAGCTCAGAGACACTCCTTTTATGCCTTTTCTTATGGCAATTTTTGCACAATGTAATAAGATTTTCGGGTTCATCGCCACCGCCGTTACATACGAATTTGATATGATGGACATTAAGATTTCCGTTATCTATCGGTATGTAAATTCCGTGTTCATTTTTATAAGCATTGAATTCTCCGCAATCCTGGCAAGTGAAGTTGTCCCTATAAAGTATTCGCAAAGAATAACTATCTCGCCCTCTATTCCATACGGTCATATTATTAAACGCTCTGCTGCATTCGTTGGAACAAAAAGAAGTTCTTCTTCCACTTAATTCTTTACCGCACCAACGGCAATGTTTCGGCGCGACATATTGCGGTTGTGGGTAGAAAACTCTTTCGCCCCATTGTTTGCGCGCTTCTGTTATTGGGGGAAAGGGTCGCCTTGCTCCGTTTCTTTCCCAATATTTAAGAAATCTCATTGTTATTACCTCCTAATAGCTCGGGGTTATCATAAATATTGCCAATAACCTCAAGCCCTTCCGAATCATGGTCAAATGTTGTAAATCCAATGCCCGCTCGCCCGATAAAGCTTGCGAGACCGTTATCATAGTCAATTTGATAAATGCACATTTTGCCGAGCCGAATTTTCTTTACTATATCGCCCTCAAAAATCTTTGTGCCGTTTTTATCTTTAAGACCTGTGTATTGTCCCACAGTTTCAGAATTAACAAAAATTCGACATTTGTTTCCAAACCTATCGGGATATATAATTATTGTTCTGTCGTCCTCAGTTGTGTCCAAACTGCCAAAGCACCAACTATGATTTATGACTCCAGAAAAATCTTTACCTCTAAACAGTATCTCACGCATTGTTTTTACCTCCATCCATTTTTGCGCCGCAGTTCGGGCAATAGTGCCACATACATTCGTAATCGTCAATGCTTGAATCTTCGTCTATAATCCAACTTTCGTGGCAAGCAGAACATTCAGCGCAATCAACATCGCACCAACCCAGCGGCTCTTGAGTTTCAATCCACTTCCCGTGTTTAATCTCTTGTACATCAGCAGCAGGAGCTTCTTTTAAAATTTTAATAGCGGCATTCCAGCCGTCCGCATAACCTTTGTTTTCAAAAACATCTCGGTTGCACAAGCCTATTCCGAGTGCAGCACGATCAATATAATCGCTCATTTTTTACCTCCGACCAGTCAAGCGCACATCCGCAATTACTGCAATGTTTAGGCATCGAAAAATCCTCGTAAAAAAGTTCCTCCCAAGTACCCAGGTCGTTTCGGCAGCAAGGGCATAGGCAATAATGCCCTTCGCCTATCGGATTCTTTGGTATCTGCTTTTCGAGGGCTTCTTTGCACACGATAAGCATTTCTGTATATTCTTGTACGCCTTGATATTTTTCAGAAAATTCTACATCATTCAGAAGCTCTAACGCTTTTTTTGCTGTCATCATTTTTACCTCCTTTAAAAATTCCTGATTTGAAACGCATCCCCGCACTGTACGATATCCGGGTAATTTGACATCGCTATTTTTATCGCATAAGGGTCTATTTCGTAAGCATAATACTTGACATTCGTGAAGCCCATCTTATCCAGGCAATACCGACCGGTTGCTATGCCGTCATACATAGAGAAGACTACAAGCTCTTTGTCTTTCGGAACATCTCTAAGGGCATGATTTAAAATATGTATAATAACCTCCGCTGTCCATCCTTTGCCGAGTGCTTTATATCTTTGGCTGTTACTCACTGCGGCAGTGTAGCCATCCGGCATGGTCTGTAATCTCTCGCATTCTGTAGGCGTAAGCTTTCGTATAAGGTAATAGCCATCGGCGAGCTCAATCGGGTATTGTTTGTCCTTGATGGTTATAAGCCCGTCTCTAACCTCATAAACGGGGAGTTCCTTTACTTTGCCACCCACAGGAGCAGCATACAAGCCCGTCTTCGCTCCTATTCCGCCGCCTTGTCCACAAAGTGTAGTTGCCTTCCCATCGGGACTATACACACGATATTGTTTGCTGTCGTGCGACTTATTCTTTGCATTGCTTTCTATAGTTCCTATGCGTATCGGCTCCAAAATCGTAGTGGCACAACTGCTTGTAACCATGCTTCCCGTTGTAAGTGACGGAGATTTATCCTTTATTTCAGTACGGTTGTATGCATTAAATTTTTCAGGCAAATAACCAAGTCTATCAACAACAGCAGGAATCATTTTTTGAATTGATTCGCCAACCGCAGATTCTACACATACTGGCTCTGCAACCATCGTTCGTTGATTTCTCTCCAAAGGGTTCCACGCTACTGCTCCGCCATAACTGGCTGTGAGCGTATACGCCTTTTCGCGGCAAGACAAATCTTTTCCACTCTCAAGTACATTGCGAAGTAAGATTCCTCTATCTTCTGGTTGTTCTATATCACCAAAATTCGTAACATAAAATCTCTGACGATGTTGTGCCGAAACCAACGCGCTGTCTATGTGCGTAAGCCGAACCGATGAGTCTTTACCCCCACCAAGAGCAGAGTAAATCGCGTCTTTTATGGGCTGGGCCGCCGACTTGTTATTCTCATATAAAAAGATGTCGGGTTGGAATTTCTCTTTCGCTATCCGGTAGTTCTCGAACAGCTCCCAGCCTATACCTTCCGGCAGAACTTCGCGTCCGTTTTTCTGTGCTATGCTCCACTTTGTGCAAGGGCTACCACCTATTAAAAGTTTAATCGGCGTTCCACTCCTCGTCACCGTTTTGTTGCAATCCATTTTATTCACCTCCCGCTTGAGCCGAATCCGTTATTGCCGCGTGCCGTCTCGTCGAGACTGTCGACGACTTCAAGCTCGTCGCTGCAAATCGGCAAAATGACGAGCTGCGATATCTTATCGCCCTTTTTGACCAGGTAGGGAATCAGGGCGTTGTTGTACAGCTTGACGCAAATACTGCCTGTATATCCTGCGTCAATAACGCCTTCGCTCGTTATCCCGTGCTTGACATTAAGACCGCTCTTGCTCTTGAGAAACCCGACATATCCCAGCGGTATCTCGATATGTACTCCTGTATCAAATATCGCGCTTCCCTGCGCTGGGACTATCTTATACTCTCTTGCCATGAGGTCAAATCCTGCATCTTCAGGATGTGCCTTGTGGGGCTTAAAAGCTCCATCGTCTAAAACTATCTTCATTTTGTTTGTCTCCTTTCGGTGTTTATTCATCCTCCATTGGCTCGTTCCAACATTCCTTGTTCCAACATTCATCGCATTCTAACACTGGACACTCTCCGCCGTAGATTCTTTTCCTACACACAAACGGGCTTCCGTCCGAGCAGACTTGCGCTTTTGGGAATTTTTCAAAGAAGTCTTGCTCGTATGTTTTTTTCGGGTGCTCGTTACTCCATTTTTGCAGAATCTCAACTGCCTCTTCAACTTCTTCAGCGCCAAATGCCTTGAGCGTGTGATTGCAGCATTTGAAAAATGGGCATTGTTCGTCATGCGCGGTATCATCGCACGTAGCGCGTGAATTACAAAGCCTTTTGACTTCGGCAAAGAAGTCTATCGTTTTGTTACAGTCCATAGTTTCCGTCCCTTTCTGCCCGGACTTTCGCCCGGGCGTTGAATTAATCATTGTTTTTTCTCTTGTACACTATCGGCTTTTGTGCCGCCGCTCGTTCGAACTCCGTCAAATCATACGACGCTCGCCCGGTCGGCTTAACATCTGCGGTCGGGGTCTTGCTGTCACGCCGCGCCCAGTTCCGAATCGTCGCAAGGTGATTTTTGTAACTCTTGCCCGTGCTTGCCATATACGCGCTCAGGCGTTCGATTCTGTCAGACCAGTCAAAAAACTCTTTTTTCAGTTTCTCAAAGTCTTCATCAGACAACAGAACATTTTGATATTCGCCGTATTTGTGGCGCGTGGGCTTTTCTTTATCTATTTCTTTTATATCTTCTTCTATATCTTTATCTATATCTTCTTCTATGCCTTGACTTCGTTGACATGTCATTGACATGTCATTGACAGTCTGCAAGGCGCGCTTTTTTGCGCGGGATTTTTGTTGTGCGAGTCGGTTGTACTCCTTGAGTTCGGCTAACTTATCGACACTTTGGTGCCTCTCCCAATTCGGGATAGTTATTGTGCCGTTCACAACTTCTATCATTCCGAAGCTTTCAAAGGTGGTAAGAGCGAGTCGCACGGTGGACATAGGACGGCGAAAGATAGTTGCAAGCATTTCTTCGGTGTATGGTATGCGGTCACTAAGCATAAGCACGCCGCAGTTATTCTGCTTGCCCGCGAGACAGAGAATTTTGAACCATATAACAATTATGGAATCAGCGTCGGGCATACTCTCGATGAGCGCTATTTTTTCATCGTCGAAGATATTAACGCAGAGTTTTATCCATTTGAGCTCCATTGCCTCAGCTCCTTTTTATCGTCCTGAAATGGGCTTGTACGGGAACGACATATTTTCCCTCGCGCTCCGCTACATAGCGTCTGAGCCCTTGTGCTCTGCGTGACAAGCTCTTGCAACGGCGGTCAGTCTCATTGAGAAAAGCTTTAATCTCGACGATGTCGTCGGAAAGCCAATAACCGACGCTATGCGACGATGAAAGAATAGGTGCTCCGCCGTCCCTTGCAAGCTCTATCAGCTTGCGAACGGTTCGGTCGTCGAGCCCCGTATAAATGCAGAGTGCTTCCCGCGTGACCGCGTTTTCCTTGCCTTTGGGTATAAAGTCGACTATGTTCATCTCGCTACCTCAGAACGGCAAGTCGTCGCTTATGGGTATTTCCTCGAAGTCGTCGTTGTTCGGGGTCTGCGGCTTGTCCGCCTTTGACCCGCAGAAGCTGACTTCGTCGGCAATAACTTCAAATGCGGTGCGCTTGTTGCCGTTTTTGTCCTCATAGTTGCGCTGCTGAATACTGCCGCGAAGCGCTATCATTGCACCTTTTTTGAAATACTTTTCGACAAACTCGGCGGTCTGCTTCCATGCGACAACGTTGATAAAGTCGGTCTGCTCTCTCTGAAAACGGCGGTCGACTGCTACCGTGAACGATGTAACGGCTGTGCCGTTCTGAGTCTGTCTGAGTTCGGGATCGGCGGTCAACCTTCCCATGAGAATCACTGAATTAAGCATTATTAACACTCCTTTTGAGTTCCAAAAATTTCTTTGTAGTCGTCCCGTAGAGCCTTTTTATTCGAGCTTCGGTGCGCTCTTTTTCTTCTTTGATTTGCACTTTGGTTTTGTAGAACGGGCACTCGCCTGAGCTGCACACGCAGTCGGTCAGTACACTGCAACCTTTCGAGCCGTTAGCCAACGTACCATAAGCAAAACAGTCAAATTTCTCCATTTTTTACATTCCTTAAAGGTAATTTTTTCCAAACAACCGGATAAAGTCATCTTTATCCCAGCCGTAATATGACATCGCTTTTTTCTGCGCTTCGCGGTGCAACTCGTCCATCACCGCCTGATTGTCGTGAACTGCGTTCTTGCCGTACATATGGCAGCCCATGTGGCAGAGACGGACTTTCAAGCCATATGCCTCGCTCGCGTGTCGTGCCGAACCGCCGAAACAGTGGTGCCAGTCCATAGCCGTGCCCGACCTGCCACAGAGAAAGCAAACATCTTCGTTCACTTGAAGAATCGACCTCATTTCCACGCCTCCTTTAATCGGTCAAGTTTTTCGGGGGTCATCGTTTCTATGTCCTGCGCTTTACACTCTTGCACAATGTTGTCAATCAGCCGGGACATCTGTGCCGTGTCATATGCCGATGAGCCACAAAACAACTGTACATTCGTACATTCGGGTATCTTTGACGGGAAAGTTTCGGTCAACCACCCGAGTCCGTTGCGCTCCCACCAGTCGCGGAGCTTGTCGACCGCCTTGTCCTGCACACAGATGGTCTCAAAGTTATCCCCGATGTTTTTTATAGCGTCTCGATAGATATCTATCATGCTAAGGTGCAGCTTTGCGGCGAGTTTTCCGATGAGCACCCAGCAATAGGCGTTCGCGTCGAGACTGCGCTTGCGCTTTTTCTTCTCGACGGTCAACTCATAGGGTTTGTCCGAAGATTTAACCTCTGCCACTATGCGCTGACCTTCTTCGCGGTTTTTGACCTTGAACTTGAGATAGAATCCGTCGGACTCAAAGAGCCAGTCGGCTTTTTCAATCGTCATGACTGCTCCTTTGCCGCTTTAAGCCACGTAGCCATTTGAATTTTTGCCGTTGACGCGAGATTGTCGGTTATAGTTTCGAGAGATGCGCCCTCAGGGGCTGAAATTTGACGCATAAGCGCGTTTTCTACTTCGCCTATACTTTTCCCTCTGAGCTTCGCGAACTCGCCCATTAGGTCGCGCGTGGCAAGGTTTACGGCTTCACGGTTTGTCTTTTCGCCTGCGGGTGTCGACTGGGTGTTCTGAGAGCTGTATTTGCTTCTTCCTGCCGCCCAATAGACATCCGCGCCAAAACCCAACGCCTTACAGGCGACGGAAAGCGCGTCGGTGTACGCCATCTTAAAACACTCGTCGGAGGTATAGGCTCTGCTCTTTTCGTTCGATCCGTTCTTTTCGTTAGATATGTACGACGCGCCGCCGATGCCGAAGATAGGCTTGCTCCACTCGTCATTTTCCTTGACATAGAGGTTGAGCGTGACATGTGCCGTCTTTGTTCCGTCTGCTCCGTCCTCGAGCCAATGTTTGATATCGTCGGTATACCAGCCAATGCCGCATGCCCCGAATACCTCGGTCAGCTTTTTTATGCGCCACATCGGGTTAATGTCCGTGAATCCCTTGAGACGACCCGCCGCGATTTTCTTCTGTGCGTTGCCGGGCACTTCGCAAACCCTACTGTAAATTTCAAGATTATCCATGTTGCACCTCACTTGATCTGAATGTTTTGAACTTCCACAATGTCCGCGCCGTCAAACGATTCGCCGGACTTGACCGCCGTTTTGACATCGGTCTTGCTGATTTTCGGGGTAAATGTGACAAACTCCGGATATTTTTCCACAAATGCGGCTTCATCTGCGATTACGAGACGTTCAGACTTGCGAAAAGCGACTTTGTTTCTCGCGCTTTCAAAAGAGGTTTCACCTCTGCACTGCATAGAGCGAGACACGCAGCCTTTAAGATAGTCGACGGAGTTTTCTTTTGCTTTTTTTCTCGCCGTCAGAGCTTTTATCTCATCGTCTATCATCTTAGCTTCGGCGGTCAAATTCTTGATAGCACAAACGGTGTTGTCCAGCTTGTCTTTGTAGTCGCCATTGAGCATTTCGAGGGTATCTTCGATAGCGTCCTCCGGGATTGTCCCATCTTCAACAGCTGCGATAAAATCGAGGTATTCGTTGTCGAGTTCATAGAGCTTCATCTTTTTGTTTCTCCCTTCATTATTTGAAATAAGTAGTTGATACAATCGGTTGCTGTCATTTGTTTTATTTGTTCGTCCTGTGCCGCCGTTGTCTGAACGGGCGGTGTTTGGTCTGCGTCGTTGTATCTCATGCTATTTCCCTCAGTCGCACCGGGAGTAAAATATAGGTGCTTGAATCGTCCTTGAATACCAACGGAGACACGGGAGAGCTGACAAGAAAGCTGTCAGTCTCTGCCGCTTTAAGCACTCCGACGAGATATCTCGCGTTGATTCCTATCACGAGGTCTGAATCGGTCTCGCCCGTCACTGAGTCGGTGGCACTGCCTATCGTAGTCCTCACAGACAGTTCAATGGCATCTCTTGAGAGCGACATCTTAACAGGCTGTGTCTCGGTGCTCGCGAGAATCTGAACTCTTTCGAGCGCAGATGTAAGGGCTTTAAAATCCGTCTTGACCGGAGCTGTGCTTTTGGGAATAATCTTGTCTACATCGATTTCCCACGCGGTAGACATAAGACGCGAAAACAGCGTATAATCGCGGGTCTGCGCTATAAAATGTTTGCTTGAGACGGATATCTCGACCGCGTCGGTCGCGCCCGAAAGCTCGAGCAACGCCTTTGGCGGAATTGTTGCCGTTGCGCTCGGCGCTGCACCCTCTTCGCACGGTATGCTTGACTCGGCGAGTGTGAACCCGTCAGTCGCGCAGAGCCTGAGGTTGTCAGAGACGGTCATTCTCACGCCCTTATCATCTGCGGCGGCGAACACGGTTTTTTTAATCAGCTTGACGAGATTCGCTCCGTCAACTCGGCAAGTTGTACCGTCTTCAGGAGTTGGAAGCTCGGGGTACTGCTCCGCAGGTATGCCTTTGACCTTGAGATTCGAGCGTCCGTTCTGGACGGTGAGAATATCATCATCGGTGCAAAGTGTCGTGTTTTCCTTTTGCAGCTTTCCCGCTGCATTTGTCAGAATCTTCGCGTCCGCAATTATCGCTCCGGGAATCTCTATCATCGCGGGGATTTTGACGGATATCCCAATCGTGAGATTATATCCCGTCACGGTCAGGACTCCACTTTCTGCCTTGAGCAAGAGTCCGTTTGTAGCCGGAGACGGCGATTTGTCAATAACTCTTGCAGCTTTGGCACAAGCCGCTTTGAGGTCGTATGTATTACAGGTCAGTTTCATTTTTTTGACTCCTTTCTGTTTCAAATAAATTCATCTGCCGAGAGTTCCAATCCACATATCGGTTCTCCCATTCAATACCTATGTAATCAAGTACATGTCCCCAGCCGAACTTTTCTCCTGTCGCTGGATTTGTGACACACTTGTACATCCAGAACTCCCATTCTTTTTCGTTTCGTTCGCGCAAGCGGTCGAAGCGATGGGGACGTTTCTCAAGTTGTATTCCAAAACCGCACATACTACAACCTGTTCTTTGCGCACCGGTTGTATAAAGCTCTCCAATGTCCCCATCCCACGCTTGGCTTTTTGATTTTATCTCGCCATATATTGCAGGAACCGGGACATTCAAATCGAGTGCAAGGCGGAGAACGTCTTGCCGTTCAAAAATTGCAAACGGGCACGACCTAATTGAGGTTTTGCCGAAGTAGTTACATCCGTTAAGCATGAGACTCTTTTCTCTGCGTCCGCCCTCGGAAGCCAGAAGCCCGAGGAAAGGAACGCTGTTGTGTTCTTTTGCCCAGTCGTCGCAAGGCTTTTCTTTGAGGTAATAGCAACACTTATCTGAAACGAGGAAATCAGGTTTGCGATAATCCACATTTTCGTTCTCGTTTTCATATCCGCCAAACAGGTTAAGCCACTTCTGCGGTAGTTTCATTCGGCTACCGGTTCGATTCCCGCCGTACTCTCCGGTTTCCCCTGTGATAATGGCGTGTCTTACAGTTCGATTCTCTTCTGTTGGATTTTGAAGCAGAGAAATTTTGTTCGCTTTTTCTTTTGAGAGCACCGGGAATCCAAATTCTTGCAAGACTTGAACTTTCGTCCACCTTGTGCCGTCCTCGCGCATGGCAGGCTTCAAGCATTCTACTCCAAGCTGCTTGTGAATCAGTTGAATTGACTTATCTTCTAAACTTGACACGCTAACCGCGGGGCAGTCTATCCCTATGTCTCTTAAAAACAGCAAAAGTGTTATACTGTCGAGTCCGCCAACGGACACGTGGTAGTTAAGTCCGCGTGCTTTGCATTCTTCGATGAAATCAAGAGCGACATCTCGGGCGTGCTGAACCTTCTTTGAGTAGCTCCATTGCTGTTTCACTCGAAAGTTTTTGATAGTAGCTATATCGAGTTCCGACAGTCCCTTTTCCCAGCCCATTAAGCTCCCTCCATTAAGTCAAATAGCGTCGGTGCGCCTATCTGTGCTTCTGCCGCTTCGAGATAGCCCACGCCATCGCGGAAATAGTCGGGGTTAAGTTCGCAGCCGTAGCCCCTGCGCCCCATTTTAACCGCCATATACGGAACGGTCATAAGACCGCCGAACGGGTCATATACAAGGTCGTTTTTGTTGGAATATCTGTTTATTACCCGCTCCACGATATCGAGCTGCAACGGGCATACATGAAGATTCTGACGGCGTCTGCTCTGCGTTGTGTTGAGTGTGCGCATACGGTTGATATCGTCCCATATCTCGTCGCTCCAACTGCCGGGTGAGACCACTGCGAAAGTGGCGGGAAGATGTCCCTTTTCATCGAGTTCTTTGGCGAGTTTTACGTGGTCGGCGTAGTCGTAGACCGTTTCGCGGGAATATTGACGATACATTCTCTCGAGCACTCGAACGGGCGCGTTTTTGAGTTCCTCGCGGGTAACAAGTCGGTTCCCGCTTGACCGCTGATAACCGTTCGCGTCGATCTGCCACTGGGCGCGGGTATAGTCGTCTTTGCTTTTAGTCACGGGGGCATCTGCATATCCGTCCGTTGTATCGCTCGGAAGTTTTCGGAAAAGCAAGATATATTCAGGACAGCCGACGCCCATCTTCGTGCCGTCTTTGCACTGCTCCGTCCAGCCGAGACGATAGGTCTGATTGTTTTCCCTGACAACATCTGTACAGACCGTTATCATGCCGAAATATTGAAAGCCGTGCTTTTGGTAGTGGCTTATGCACATCGCGTGGAACGGTTCAACAGTCGGAAAGCCCGTGCCCGTCACATTGCCGAAGAGAACGCGGTCTTTGACATGAACCGCGCAGACTCTGCCGGGCTGTAACACGCGAAGCAGTTCCGGCGTGAGATAGTCCATTTGCTCAAAGAACTGTCTCGTTGTCGCGTTATGCCCAAAGTCGTTGTATGACGGTGTATATTCGTAATGATTGGAGAATGGGATTGACGTGTGAATCAGTCCGACGCTATCAGAGGGCATTTTTCGTGTCTCGTCAACGCAGTCGTTATTCACGGCCGTGAACCTTTCTCTTTTGATTTCCACTCTTTTGACTCCTTTACTTCTTTTCAGCTGCTCGGCGATATGCGGAGATGACAAGCCGTATTTTTTGATGATTTCGGACATCTTCTGCGCTAATTCGTCGTGCCTTTTCCACTTTTCGCGCAGCGCTTCCCAGATTTCTTCTTCCGCTTGGGTATAGATTATGTCGATAATCACCTTTTCGGTCTGCAAGAAGCGGTGTATTCTGTGAATTGCCTGAATAAAATCGTTGAACTCATAGTCAATACCGACGAATATCGCACGGTGGCAATATTTCTGAAAATTGCACCCGCAGCCGGAAAGGCTCTTCTTTGTGGCGAATATCCTTGTTTTGCCCTCTTGGAAGTCAATAACGCGGCGTTCGCGTTCGTCATAGTCCATACTGCCGTAAATGTCGACAGCTTCGGGAATAGCCTTTTTAATCGCATGACGTTCCGCTTCGAGGTCGTGCCATAAAATGAAATGCTCGTCGGGGCTTGCTTCGTCTATCAGCTCTTTCGCTTTCGCTACTCGCGCCAATATACTTGAGCTTTTTTCCCGTGCCGCCTCAGATAACGATGTCGCGGTATCTCTCAACAGCTTGAACTGTCCGTCACGGTCGGCGGGCAAGTTTTCCATGTCGTCGTCTATGACATGTGTACGGACTTCAAACGGCGGTAAATCGTAGCCCGTCGCATCGAGTCCAAGGTCGGCGGGCGAGCTTAGAAACAGCCCCCACGACGCAACCCAGAGCCAAAATTCACGCTCCATACTCGGATAGAGCTGCAGGTTGTTAGCTTTTGTAGAATCGCGTTTGAAAAAGCGTGTAAGTGCCTGCCCCGTGTCCATAAGGTCGAGAAACCCTGCGTAATGGATAAGCTCTTTATATCTGTTTGGGCTCGGCGTGGCGGTCGCCACAAGCTTATATTTAATTCCCTTGAACTTCGGGAAAAAAGTTTGATAGGTTTTTGAGCCATAAGAACGAAGTACCGCCGCTTCGTCAAGACTGACCGCCGTGAAATATTTGGGGTCTATGTCTCCGTCTCTGACTCGCTCGTAGTTGGTCATGAGGATTTGTGCGTCTGAAGCTCTTACCTCGTCCATGCAGGTGACATATACGGGTTCGGGGATATGCAACAGATCTCTTGCGTCACGGGTGAACTCTTGACGCACGCCGAGCGGCAAGACTATAAGAGCTTGACCGCCCTCATGCTCGGTGACTATGCGGCAAAATTCGAGTTCCTGCACGGTCTTGCCGAGTCCGAACCGCTCGAACAGTCCGCGCCTGCCGCCCCTAACCGCCCATTGAACGGCGAGCTTCTGATGAGGTTTGAGCGCCGGGTTAATCTCGTCGAGCGATATCTCGAACCCGCTCTCTTTGGCGACTTCTATCTTGTCATCTAAAAATTGGTCATATGTTTTCATCGCTTTTCATCTTGTCCCATGCTGGGGAAACAACTTTCCTTTCTCTTCTTTTGGGGCGAAAATACGGGCACTCCATGTCCGTCGCCTCTATCTCGCGGAACTTGCCTGTGTCGAATGTGTAGTGACAAGCTTTGTTGTCGTACTCGATATCAAATCCGCTTATCCCTGCAAGCCCGACCATTTCGCGGCGGTAATAACAGCGTTTGCAGATGTTTTTCAAGTGCCAGTGCTCAGAGTGTTTATGTTTTCCGGGCTTTTGCCACTGCGGTATCTCCTCGCTATCTGTCAGTCCCACGAGATAATCAAGCGAGACATTGAAAAATCGAGCAATTCGAATCGCGAAGATGAATGCCACTGAATTTGTGCCATCGCAATAACGCGAGATTGTTGATTTAGCGCAGCCTATAGCATCTGCCAATTCCGACCTCGTCACCGGCGGTTCGTGCTTTTCCATGAGCAGTGTGAGCCTATCCGCTATCTTGAACGCTTCAGGAGCGATTGCCGCTATCTCGTACATGGCGTTCAGCTCCTTTCTTTTTGATTCTGCGCTTGAGTGAATCTTCAAAAGCTATCAGCTTGTCCTCGCGGATAAATCCATAGATGATAAGTACGACGAGGGCAATTTCAAAGACCGTCTGAATCGCAAATTTCAGTATCATTTCATCATCTCCTCGAAGTTCTTATTTTCTTTTGTGCCCGAATAGACCGTCGAGTTCTGGGCTACTAAGGCGAGCATAACGTCCGTGAGCGCATCGAGTTCCTTTGACGCAATAGCGGGAGTCTCAGAGATGGCTTTTATGGCGAGTTTACAAGCCGTTATAATTGCCGGAGCGCTGAGGGGGGTAACTGTCACGGAATTTAAAATGTCTTGCGCGATATCAACCGCCAGTCTTGCGATTGCTACCATATGACCCTGTTTATCGTCCTGCTCGAATGTTGTGTAGAGGTCTTTGTATAAGGGTATGTATTTTTCCTGCATTTTCTTTTCTCCTTTTCTGTGTTTCATGAAAAAGCTCGCGCGAGCTCTGGCAGGGTAACCGGAAATCTGATGTTCCTGCGGCGAAGTTCTTTAACATTCACCCCGAGAAGCTCGGCAGCTTCTTTTTGAGTAAAGATGCATTTGTTCGGGAATCGCTCTAGTGCTCTTCTGGTGAATATTTCGAGATTGTCTCGATACAGTTCTTTTTCGCGTGGCATGTTAATTTACCTCCTCACGACAAGAACTTCTTGACAAAATAGGTCTGACCTTTACCTGTGACTTTCGTCGTTCTGGTGATTCTCACCGATCCGTCAGGGTTGTTCACCGTGCTTTCTTTGACCTCGAAGAGGTTCATATCCATCGCTTTCTGAGTCGGCATATTCTTGCTCTGACCGCCTTTGATGAGATATCCGTTCTGACGCATCCAGTCGAAAAGTCTCTTCTGACCGATGTCAACGCCGTTCTGCCTTATGATTTTCGCAAGGTCGCCGATGAGAATCGAGTTATGTGCCGTCTCTACCGCGTTCGCGAAGAGAACTTTCGGGGCTTGCGCCTTGAGCTGTGCGCTCATTCTTTTGCTCTCGTCAAACATCATCGTCAGCGCGTGCTTCTGATTCGGTTCGAGCTGTCCGAAATAGCTCTCGACGAACTGTGCCGTGTCGTTGACATAACCGCCTGTTTTGCGGATTGCCGGAAGCACTTCCGCTGTTACCCAGCGCTTGAACTCTTTGGCTTTCGGGAGTTTGCTTGAGAGGATAAGGCTGTAAAGACCTGACTCGTTGATGATGGTCATTTTGGGGTTCCCCGAAGTTCCGTCGCGAAACGCGACGGTATTTTTATCGTCGCTGTCGACGTGCTTGCTGAGTGCATCTCTCGGGTTGCCATATCCGAGTATCTCGGCAACATCTTTGCCGACAAAATACGGTTCGTCGTTCACACTGACAGCTCTCACACTGCCGAATGCAGGGTTGTTAAAGGTTGATATGTTGTTCATTGTGTAGCTCCTTTATATTGACTTTTAGTCTTGAAATTTATATACTAAAAACAAAAAATGTTGAGGTGTGTCATGCAAGTTTCTAAAACAACGAATGTTGCTCTCCCGGCATCTGCTTCCTGGAGAATCGAAAAATTTTCATTGCTTGAGCTTTTTAAGACTATTGAAAATGAGTACACCGCACTGATTCCGGCATCGGAGAATTATCGAACTACCGTAGTTGTCTGTCGTGACATAAGCGATGAGACAAGGTACACTTTAGAGGAATTTAAGAAATACTTTTCAGGCAGTGCGCCTTTTAAGTCTATAACTCTCCTGTGTACCAACGCACTCGAAGAGTCCGCGTACCTTTATCTTGATACCAAAAGCATTCTGTATAAGACTCCATATCAGTGCTACATTTCAATTTCTTCCTCAAGTCTCACAGAAGCAGAAGCAGAAGATTTTTTAAAGAAGATGACAGCTCTTGCTATTTCGTTTTTATCGGAAACAAATGCAGCGCAGAACATCGAAGATTCCCGCATCCAACAGGCACCTGCTTCAAAGACTCAAGAGGAATCATGCAGTGGTGATGATGACAACGCAAACCACGATCACCCAAACAGCAAGCGCCACAAGAAAAGGGCTGCATTCTGGGATTTCGCCAAAAAATTGGGATTGCTTATCACCATTGTGGGTGGCATTATTACCATTCTTTCTTCTTTTGGCTTTCGCAGTTGCACGCAGCACAATGATAATTTGAAAAACCAAACATCCAGTGTTAATAGCGAAGCAGATTTTACCTAACACCATATAGTCACACCCCCCTCTTTCGACTTCTGGGCGAGTAGTTGCAGCTGCTCGCTCAGATTTCTCTCTGCGGTCTCAAATTCGAGCTGAGTCATATCCTTACCTCCTTATCATTGTTTTATTTCTTTTTGTGTGATATACTTTCTCTTGAAAGGGGGTGATTGACTTGTCATATAAGCGGTATTATCTTCCCGGTGTCGATGAGATTCATCAGCTGGTCGAGACACCTGCCTCAAAAGAGAAAACAGATCGGATTCGCTTCGTCGTTACTGTAGTCGTTTCCGTTGCAGCAACAATAGCCTCTATTGTTGCTGCTGTTTTCGGGGCTCTTGCTTACTTTGGTTAAGACAGTTACAATGCCACAACCCACGCCGGTCTCTGCCGCAGTTGCTATTTCCGCGGCAGTACGCCGGCTGTGTAAGCGTAACGGTTTCGATTCGATGAGTTTTTGCGTATATGATTGCCGTCATATGCGCAAAAGCTTTTTTTACTCGTTTCTCAAACTTTTTCATTTCTTCATCTCCTTACGTGCGGATTGGAAAAAGTCGCTTTAAAAGCGACTCAATGACCAAAAAAAATAGAAGCCGGATTTTTGATATTGAGAATGTTTATCATAGCTTCTATCTCGTTGCTGTTGAGAATGCCCTTGTTAAGCTTGCGATTAAGCGTAGTTTCGTGTATTCCCATCATCTTTGCAACGTCAGCCTGAGTCATTCCTCGAGCCCGTATCAAACCCTTAATTTCGTTTTTAGCTATCATGTTTCCACCTCCTTTGTCGCTTTTTACGCTACTATGTTATCATCCCACAAAACACTTGTCAAGCGTTTTTGAAAAATTTTTTCGCTTTTTAGTTGACTTTTTCCACAAATCTGATACAATAGGTCGTGGAGGTGCGAGATATGTCTTTAGGTAATAATATAAAACACGCGCGAAAGGCTGCAGGCTTAACACAAGAGGACATAGCAAAGGAAATCGGTGTTTCCAAACAGACGGTTCAAAAATACGAGAGTGGAGTAATAACAACTATATCCTCTGACAAAATCGAGATAATCGCAAAGCTACTTAAAACAACACCCGCAAAGCTTATGGGGTGGGAGGGCAACTCGTCGCTTAAACTTATTTCCCCGAACATTACAGATGATGTCGTGACTTTCCCGGTTCTCGGTTGCATTGCTGCCGGATATGAAGAAATCGCGGTCGAAGATTGGAACGGTGCGGTTGTAGAAGTTCCGACGGCTTATCTGAAAGGAAGAGACAAAAAAGACTTCTTTGTTTTGGAAGTCCGCGGCAGCTCAATGTATCCGCTCTATCAGGAAAAAGATATAGTGCTTATATTGAAGCAGAATTACATAGACCACAACGGCGATGTCGGAGCAGTCATTTATGACGGAGAATGTGCCACGCTCAAGCGCATTGATGTTTCCGATGATATGGTAAGACTCAGCCCCATCAATCCGGAATATCAGCCAAAAGAGCTGCGAGGCGCGGATTTGGAAATGTATCATATTCTCGGCGTTCCTCGCATGCTCATTCGAGAAATAAATTAAAAATCCCGCCCTCGCGGCGGGATAATAGAAAGGATGTATAAAAATGAAGTGCAAGAAATGCAAAACCGAACTCGGCAAGAACGACAAAGTTTGCCCGAACTGCGGGGCAAAACGACCTAAAGGTTGGATAATTGCTATCGTGGTAGTCGCGCTTCTCTGTATTGTCATTGCTGCAATGGCGATAAGCGGAGAGGGCGGCACAGACACACCGACAACGACGGAACCCGAGACCGAGTATATCACAATGGATGAGTATAATCAGATAAAAAACGGCATGACATACGAGCAGGTCGTTAAGATTATCGGCTGTGAGGGTAAGCTCGCAACTTCCTCCGAGATTGGTGGAAGCACCTCTCAGACCTACGGCTGGTCAAGCAGAGATTTAGGCGGCGGCACTACATATGGCGCGACAATTATATTCATTGACGGCAAGGTCACTGGCAAGTATCAGACGGGGCTTGATATTGCTGACGACGTTTCGAGCGCGATAAAAGATTTAAGCTAAACAAAAAAGAACCCCCGGTGCGGGAACACCGAGGGTTCAAATACCAAAACACGCCACGCGAATAGAGTGAGTTGATACACCTATAGTATATCACCTCGCTCTGTTAAAGGCAAGAAAAATAACGGAAAGCGAGTGTTTTTATATGGCTATAACGGCAGCGGCAAAAAAATATTGCCCGAATCCAAAAGACCCAACAGAGGGCTTGCGGAAACGAAGCGATGGAATTTGGGAACGGATAGAAACGATTGACAAAAAAAGAAAGAGCTTCTCGAGCAAATCCCCCGTAGAAGTCTGGAAAAAGCGAGCTGAATTTATAGCCACATCGGCAGAAGAAAAAGAATCCCTTGCCGAAGAAACTGAACACGGTCCCTTATTTGAAGAAGTCGCGGATAAATATGAAGCAGAGGTGCTCGAGCGAAAGAACGGAACTCAGCGCGCATATTTACCAGCCATAAAGCGAGCTCGGGAACGCTTCTCCGGGCGCAGAGTGAATGATATCGCGCCTTGGGAGATAAAAGCTTTCTTGACGGATTTAAGCGGCTTTGCGCACACAACGGTAAGCAATCAGAAGACGGTAATCAACGCCATCTATCAGCTATACATCGACGACCCGAAATGGCACGGAGACTACAATCCCGCAAAAATGACGACAATGCCCCGCCAATTGAAGCGCGGTCGCCGCGAGCCTCCGAAAAACGCTCAGATAGAGATCGTCAAAAATTCCGTCGATGACCCGGAAGCTATTCCCGCCATTATCTATCTTTGCACCGGGGAGCGCAGAGGCGAGAGCTGCGGCATACAGCTAAAAGATATTGACTTCGAGCACAATATTATAAGCATAAATAAAGCAGTCGAATGGATATCTAACCAGCCTCATATAACCGTCACCAAAACAGAAGCTGGAATTAGGAAAGTCCCGTTATTGAGTTTGTTGAAAACCGCGCTTGACCCATATCGAGACATGCCGCCGAGTACATATATAATCGGGATGTCGGATAAGCCTGTCACCGCGTCGTGGTACTGTCTCTTATACACATCTCCGAGCCCACGAGACGGAGCTACATCTCGT